GTCCGTGTTCCAAGAGCGCTGCATCATGCGGCAAGGATTTATGTATTCCAAACTGGTTCGGTTCCCACAAATGAAACCTACATAGTCTACCCAGCAACGTTCTAATTCTACCTGACTCCTGCGCACGTTGCATGACATTGTCCATCAGTTGTTTAACAAATGGTACCCTGTTGTGGTATTGTTTAAACAGATCATTAGCTTTGTCTTTAGACACACCCAACTCTGCTTGTAGTTTATTTTTTCCCATACCATAGAACAGGCCAAGATTTATGGTCTTAGCCTGTGATCTTGGTATCTCTGCCATATCAGCAACGATCGTATGAAAATCAGCGTCTCCCTCATGATACGCCTCCAATACATCGCCCACTCCATAGAGATTCTGTAAAGCTGCATAATGCACTACCAGCCTAGGTTCTTGTTGAGAATAGTCAAAACAACCCCATGTATGGCCTTCCTCGGGCACAAATAAGGCCCTAATCCGTGGTCCAAGGTCTTTGTTTCTTGCTGGTATTTGCTGTAAATTTGGGTTTGAGTATGAGAATCTACCGGTCACAGTTCCGCCATTATCTGAACGCAATTGATTGATGTCTGCATGTATTCTACCCTTGTGTGAATGTTTGAGTATGGTATCAATAAACGTAGTATGAGCCTTATTAATCTCTCTAGCTTGAGCAATCTTATTCACCAGTGGATGCGGATGATTCTGCAAAAAATTCTTAGTAAAGGATGGTGCGTTTGATTTCTCAGTTCTATCGTATTCTAAATTTAATTTATCGAAAACTTGAGCAATGGATCTTGCAGCCCATATTTGAGTGTCTATTCCTGTTTGTTTTTTTACTTCTTGGATTAACTTACCTTCTTGTAGTGATAGTTCTTGCTTCATTGTATGAGCTTTTTGAACGTCCACTTTCACACCAAGAAATTTCATCTCTACCAGACAAGGAAACAATTCGGTCTCCATATCAAAAATAGAATTTATATCTTGAAGATCTATTTCTTTTTTAAGTTCTTTCCAAAGCTGTAATGTAATTTCAGCGTCTGCTTCTGCATATGCGCCTACGTAAATGGCAGGTAGTTTATACATTTCTGCCTTCGCGTCAACACCCCAATCTTTTGCAGCTTGGTATAAATCACTTTCATTTTTACCTTTACCGGTATATCTTTTAGCACAGCTGTTTAAATCATAACGCATTTGATTTTCATCAACCAGGGCCGATGCAATCATCGTGTCAATTATTCTACCGTTAATATTTAAACTGAGCGCTCTAATCCAACACACGTCGTACATGGCGTTGTGAAATATTTTATCTGCGGGTGTATCTAGTACACCTTGAAACCACTTTAATACTTTTGCTCGACTCATATTACCACCACCCTCGTGAGCAATTGGATAATAACCCGACCACCCTTCAACAGCCACAGCTATTCCTACAACATCTCCTTTACCAACTACAGATCCTGACCCCATCTTCATTAAGTCTGGGTCTTTGGTTTCTAAGTCAATTGCAATCTCATCATACTTAGATAAGTCTGGAAAATTTTCTGGTGGTAGCCATTCTGTTTGTGGTTTAAATAGTGGTATTTGCATTATTTTGTATCCTTTAGTTTTAATATTTCTAGATCACAATAGTGTTTAACTTTTTCTAGATCTTGTATGCCTGCTTTATTTTTATATCTACAAACGTATTTAATTACGTTGCCTTGAAAAAAAGATAAATCATTCTTTGAAATAAATTCGTAAGGTTGAATTTTAAATTTCTTGTAATGTGATCCTCCAATTTGTTTATCTTGTGGAAAAGAATCCACAAATATATCTTTATTTGTCATAGTAAGTAGCCTTTCTCATATTTTTTTGGTTCTATTATATGTAAATTTTCTTTTGTTCGTGTTGCACCTACATAAAATAATCTATTCTCGTCATCTGGGTTTCTCTCATAACTTCGCATAGTATTTTCTGTAAGATCTGTCATCAGCACAACGTTAGTTGCCTCTCCACCTTTTGCTGCGTGTATAGTGGATAATTCAATTCTAGGTTTTTCATTTAGTTTCTCACCGTTCTTTCTCATCTTACGCAAGTAATTTACCTTAGTCTGACCTGCATTGTCAAATGCTTCATACCAAACTGTCTTAATTTGTAGGCCATAATCTTTGACCAACTGATCCATTCCATAAAAAGATCCTTTAACCATACCTTTTATTTTTTTAGCGTGCCAATGTTTTGGACTTATAAATTTAATCATGTTTTCTATTTCTTTGTAAGATACTAATTGACCTTGTCTTAGGTGTTCCCAAGATGTAGCCGCTTGATGTAATTCTTTTTCACTGCTTCTTTTGTATCTATTTTCATAATACAATCCTTGTCTATATAAAGACTCCTCTAAATCATTTAACATATGTCTAGTTCTACTTAACACTAGCCAATCTCCTTGTGACATGTCTATGCTTTCTATATCAAAATGTCTTTGTAGATTGCCTTGACTAACTCTAGGCTCCCATGTTTTATTTATTCTATTTCTAATTTTATTTATAATACCCATAGCTAATCCATGTACTTTAGCCGGTATTCTATAAGACTGTGTTAATGGTAGGTATTGTCCTTTTAATGTTATGAAAGAATCTACATCTGCACCAGCCCATCTAAAAATAGCTTGGTCATCGTCACCTGCAATAAAAGCATCTGTTGTTTTATTCCAAATAGATCGTGTCATATCCCATTGCATTAATGACAAATCCTGAGCTTCATCAATAAATACTACATCAAACTTTGGTGACTTATCTGATTTTGTAAAATCTAAAATCATGTCATTAAAATCTATTAAATTATATTCTTTTTTATATCTTGCTAATTCGTTGTGTATAATTCTAAGTTGATCTCTTTCCAAGTCCTGTGTGTGTTCTTGTAGATCAAATTGTTTTTCAGGTGTAATATTACGTAGTTGTGCCAGCTGTATAATTCTTAGGTACTCACTATCTGATGTAAAAATACCACCTTGGTCTTCTTGATAGTCTGCATACGTTACAGGAAAACCTAATTTTTTACCTAAATCTTTGTAATGTCTAGACTGCATTACTTGATCTTTTTTTAATCCTAGTTTTCTAAACGCTAGCGAGTGTAGTGTTCTAAAATATGGTAAATCATCTTCTGTTAAATTAAATTTTTTAATTGCTCTATCTCTTGCTTCGTTAGCTGCTTTTTTTGTAAATGCAAAATAACCTATCTTGTCCGGGTCTGTTTGTTTTAGATAGTCATCAACTTTATTTAACAAAGTTGTAGTCTTACCTGTACCTGGTGGTCCTAATACTATTGTTTTCATGTTTTTTTAGTCCTAATATTATTTGTCATCATGTATTCGTCATGAACAGTTCCAAATTTTGTTTTTTTAGTATCTGTTATATTTATAGATTGATTAACATGTTGCAAATTTGAAGGTCTATAATCTAAAGGATTATTATTTACATGATGAACTAAGTTAAATTTTTCAGGTAAAGGATTTTTGACAAAAGCATTACAAACAAGAGAATGTACAAGGGGTTTTATTTCCATTACTTTGTTTTTAAGAAAGTATTTTAAATGCATCCTAGGATATTGATTATCTGATTTTATTCTTATGGTTTTTATTTTTTCTTTAAGTGTATCGTATATGTAAGGAAATACCGGACCCAGATCTGGCATGTAAGGGTTTATTGCTCCTGTCTTCCACAAGATATATCTTTTTTTTGGTAAATCAGAATATTTTTTATTTGTAAACAAAGAATTTTTTATTTCATCCAAATACACAAAATCTATATTTTTTTCTTTTTGTTGAAAGTAATCGTGTTCTGGAAATAAAAACATTTGATCTTTAATCATTTAAAATATATCCTTTGGTTTTAATTCTTTTTGATTGTAGTCGTCTTCTTTTTTATCAAACTGTTTAACTACAAATACAGAAATTCTTTCTCTACCAATACGTTTGTCATCACAGTTACATGTTTCTTTTAACATTTGTGCTGTACGTGAGTATGGTACATCCCAACGTTTTCTAATTAAAAATTGATTATAGAACCTGTCAAACACAAAATGATGATTGCCTTCGCTAGTCCACACACCACCTTTTTTAAGATCGTTCTTGTCTGTAGATACTTGTCTGTTAATACAATATTCTTCTAAATGATTTTGTAATTGATCTTGTGTAGTCACACCTTCGGGTGCATCTATTGGTTCGTGGTTCTTCATCAGTGGATTTATTATCATGTCCCAGTCTTTTGGTTTTACTGTTGGTGGTTTAAAATCTAACTGTTCCATACATGCTTCCTGGAATAAACTTTGTTGTTTTAAAAATTTTACATTCTCTAAATGTAATCGTTCACCATCTACGTTAAGATAATAATATGGTTTTTCTAATTTAATTTTTTGTAAGTCAGTCAGTGCAGGAAATACTATCTCTTCACCAATACCAAATTTTCTTTCTCTACATAATTTTTTATCACACAAGTTACACATAGGTGTATCATTACACTTGTAACCCCATTCTTTTTTATCGTGTTGACGTTTAATTATTTCTACTTCAGACTCACTCAATGGTACAGTTGATGCTGTTGCATTAAACAATGTCATCTTACTTTTCCATTCTGCAGGCCATTTCTTTTTAGCATACACACCAAAGTGAAACATAGAATTGTTACGACCACCTTCTGGAATTTTGTTTATTGCCATAAGTTCTATACACGGTGGTGCATCGTCATATTCAGATTTAGGTCTTTCTATTTTTATTTTTGTAATGTCTGTTTGTTTTATCTCACTATATATAGTGTAAAATTCTTCTAGTGTTGCAGCTTCTCCATCATATCTAAAAGCATAACGCGTAGTATCTTCACCACCAAAGTATGGTAGGTTTAAAAAGTTACCTGTGTCGTCTGATGATTTTAATTGAATTTGTTTTGGAAAGACTTCTGATCCGCCGTATCCTAGTAGTGTTTTTATTTCTGTTAGCTTATCTCTCATTCTTTCTGCAGCTACCGGTTCAGCGGAGAAGAGAAAGACGTGTGCCCCTCCACTCTTTGACCTACACACAGCCAGAGGCAGATTAAATTGTTTTATCTTGTCTATTAATTTTTTGTGATCAAACCCTGCGTAAGAGTCTATGTCTACACATCCCCACACACACTGGTTATCTTCGTTAATAGGTATAATACCCAGACTTTGTCTACCATCTAGGTGCATTTCCCACAGTTCCGTGGTCACTGGTTGACGTACTACGAATGACTGTCCCTTTAGTTTGACACCGTTTTCTGCCGGTGCTGTAACTTTGGTACAACCATGCGCACGTTCCAATCCTTTAAATATCTTTTCAAACATAAATTTTAATAGGCGTTTCCACTCTCGCTTCCACGCCTACTCCTAGGATTTTATTTAGTATGGTGAATCTGTTTTTGATTCGTCTGATCCATGTTTAACTTCAACATCACCTTTGCCAACTTGTTCGGCAAATGATTTTGCAATTCCATAAACACTTTGATCTTCAACCGGACCAACCTTAGATACTTCCCAACCAAACCATGTTCCTTTGTCATTTGACATCTGAACAGTCTTTAGATTGTAAATGTGGCTATATGTTGGCGGCGTAAACAAACCATTCTTACCCTGCAATTTAATTCCCATCATAATGGAATTCCATTTACGACTAATTTTTAATTGAGTCGCTTTCATAGAAAGTAAAGCAGTTTGTGGTGAATCACCTAACACAACTACATAATGATTTGCAGTATTGTCAATGTAATTACCATTAGGTAATCTATCTTTGTAAGATTTATCACGAGTTGTTTGACTCATAATATCAGAACTAGCATCGTGGATTGCAACGGGTGCACCAGTGCCGGCTCCTCTGTCTTGCCATTCTATTAATTTTCTTTCATAGAATACTGGCAATACATTTATTCCCTTACTTCCATCATAAAGTTCATTTGTGACACTGTTAATAATCATACCTGGTTCGGCATCCTTAACGTATCTTGCGTGTACTTTATTTACTTCAGGAGATAGTTGTCCTAATACTTTCAGAAATGGTAATGCAAGATCTTCTTGCGTCATAT